GGCGGATAGAGCCGGCCTCAACATCGGCTACGCCAAATCCGGGTTCTTTCCGCGCATCTACGACCGGGCGCGTGCCGCGGTTCATCCGACAGAGTTCAGGAAAGCGGCCGGCGAGCTGTACTCGCTGATGTTCGACCAGGAAATCGGCGCGCCGGGGGCCGACCCCCAGGCGCTGTGGGAAAAGTGGTCCACCCTGCCGCGGGAGAGCCAGCAGCTCGCAGGACAGGGCAATCCGCAGCTGCCGAACCAGATGGCTGAAATAAGACAGAACCTGGCACGACAGCGCGAGATCGAGGCCAAGCCCAGCCCGACCGCGGCCGAGCAGACCGAGCTGGCCAAACTGCAGGCCGAGGCCAAGCAGCTCGCGATCGACGCGCACCCCGGCTTGCGGGACTTTATCAGCGAGGTCAACGCCGCCGACTGGCACGCCAACCTGGTCGGCGGTCAGCTCGCGGATTTCGATACCTCGTCGCCCTCCGGGAAGTATCTCAACGCCCGGCAGCTGCCGCCGGAAGCCGACGAGATCATGGCGCGCGGCGGGTTCCTGCACATGGACCCGCATGTCGTGCTGCCGGGCTATTTCCACTCGGTCGCCCGGCGTATCGCCCAGGCCAAGCTGTTTGGCCCGAACGAGGAACTCCTGCACGAGGCAAAGGCCAAGCTGGACCGCATCGACTTTATGAACGGGGACGACACCACCAAGTTTTTCACCCTGATCCGGGATGTCACCGGCCGGGCCAATCTCGGCGGCTGGCATCGTTTCGCTCAGCCGATGCACAACGCCGCCTTCACCGCCGGCACCCTCGCTACGATGGAGCGGGCCGTCTGGGCGAGCCTTACCGAGCCGATGGCGGCCTCGATGGTGACCGGGGAAGTCACCGCCGGTTTCCGCAATATCGGCTACTGGCTCGGGCATCTGGCCGGGACCGCCGGCGCCCGGGACCGCACCGCGCTGGCCGAGTACCTCCATGTCGTGCAGTCGCCGATGCAGGACGCCATCATGCTGTCGCGGATGGGGTCCGATGTCAGCGACAGCATCCGGGCGAACCGCATCCAGTCGAACTTCTTCAAGGCGACCTGGCTGACCCAGGTCACCAACGCGCAGCGCGCGGCGAGTGTCGGGACCAGCCACTGGTTCCTGACCAAGCTGGCGCAGCATCTCCTCTCCACAGAGACCGGCGACCGTGCCGAGATCGCCCGGAAGAACGCCGGGCGCTGGTTCCGCGACCTCGGGCTGCCTGACGACATGCACGAAAACTTCGCCCAGATGCTGGTCGACCTGCAGGGGCAGCTGCCGACCTCACAGCTGCTGCAGAACGCCAACAGGTCGAACAAATACGGCGGGATGGGCGACGCCTATCGGCTGTCGGTGCAGCGGCTGGTCGACCGCATGATCCAGAACCCGCACAAGGTCGATCGGGCGATGCTGTCCGACGTGCCGGTGATCGGGCTCGCTTTCCAGCTGCAGAGCTTCAACTACAGCTTCCAGAAGAACGTCATAAACCCGGCCCTCGCCGAGTTCTTCGAGCACACCTACCCGCAGGCCCGAGACACCGCCAAGGCGCGCGGGGCCAGCCCCGCCGCGGCCCGCATGAAGGGCGCGGCTGCGCTCACCAGCGCCGGGGTCAACACCGCCGCGATCGTGGCATCTATAGTCGGCGCCGCGACGCTTATGGCGATAGTGCGGCAGCTGATCTTCGCCCCGGACCAGGTAAAAAAGCACCAGGAAGACGGTGACCTATGGGAGTATTTCCGGGATTTGGGGTTTGCCCGGTCGGGCCTCAACGGGGTACTCGACCCCCTTCTCCAGACCTGGAACCACCTGAAATATGCTTCCGACATCTCCGCGCTGGTTCATGGGGCGACCATCAACACTTATGCGAAGAACCTGCAGGAAGTGCTGATGCCGCAGTGGTCCGGGGAGGACCCGAACACCAACACCGCCAAGTTTAACCAAGCAAAGGCGGGCTATAACCTGATCGGGGTGCCGCTGACGGCGCTGGTCCTGAGCTACTTGAGTTCCCTGGGTCCGGTCGGCCGGGCCGGGCTTGCGTTGCCCCTCCAGTGGGGGACCTCGCCGGATGCAGCGAACCGCTTTGCGACGTGGTGGTCCGGCCCCAAGGGTCAAGTCCGACCGGGAGGCGGCGGCGGTGGGATACCCGCACCGCCCGGGATACCCAAGCTGCCGGGGATGCCCGGGATGCCCAAGCTCGGCGGCGGCGGGGGCGGCGAAACCGAGAAGAAGGGCGGGTCCTCGATGTGGCAGATGGGGATGGGTCTTGCCGACGACCTCCTCGTCCCGGCATCGCGCTACCTCGGCCCAGTCATCTCCCAGGCCCCGCTGCCGCTCAAGATAGGGGCGGGCATAGCTGGCGCCGGCTATGCCGCGTATAAGTCCTGGGAGAGCAACGCGCCGTTCCGAAACAACCCAAATCCGCCGCCGAAGAGGGCCTCACAGTGAGGTGTGCAAATCAAACACCTGAACAAACGAGGGGCAAAAATGGCAAAGGAAGATCAAGGTATTACGGGTCCCTGGTCCCCTCTTCCCTGTCCCCCTAAAGGGAAGCGACGGGGACCACGAGACACCTGACTTTTCAACCACTTAACCCCTTATCCGCTGTGCAGTGTTGGGCGTTGTTGTGCAGTGTTGCGCAGAAAACTGGGTGATCGGCACAGTTTGGGCGGGAAAGCGGGGCCGCCGAGACGTTACCCAGAGCCAAGGGGGATACATTAAAGCCGTTCGTCGGCAACGGCTTCGAGGCTCCACCCGCCTTTCGCACAGTTCCGCACACCCCGGGTTTGTCGGTACGCCCTACACGCTCCCGCGCTGAGAGCGCAACAACGCACGCCGCAATGCCTCGTCATCGGTTTTTGCCGCCGGAACATCCGGCGCTGACGGCCACTCCACCGACCCTAGTATCTCACAGAGCGCAACAACGCTCGGCGCAATGCCTCGTCATCGCTTTTTGCCGCCGGGACATCCGGCGCTGACGGCCACTCCACCGACCCTAGTATCTCGCAGGTCAGGGTGCGCCCGTCCACCAGCTGGACGCCGCTGTCGTTGGGGCCGGGTTCGCGTTCGCCGCGCAGTGCGGGACCAGCGATCGGCCAGACCCGGAGGATGTGCGCGACGTTTATCAGACCGACCGACGTGTTGACGAACTCGGCCATGGCTCATCCTTTTTGGTAGCGGCGGACGATAAAGCCGGCAGCGTCGACCGGCAACCCGGATGCCCAAGCCGGGGTCCGGCGCATCGTCTTGAGCATCCGGTCGCGGACCAGTTCGGCGTCGTCCTCGTCGACCTCGGCGATCAGCTCGTCGTGGACGGTGGCGATCAGCGGCAGGTCCTTGAGGCCCAGCATGGCCTCGACCATGACATCCCGCGCGGTGGCCTGGGTGAGGTTCTCGACCATCTTGCCGGGCCAGGATCTGAGCCTCGTCCAGCCGCCGCCCAGGCTCCCCATGTAGGTGAACTCGGGGTAGCTTTTCTCGTTTCGCTGGATCGTCTCGATCTTGGGGTCGCGGTAGACCAGGTGCCGGCCGCTCGGCAGGCGCGCCAGGATCGCCCCGGGGCGGTGGATAAAAGTGACGTAGCCGCACTTCATCGCGGCGCCGGGACCGGCCTGGGTGACCTGCAGCAGGGCGCGATGGGTGTCCCACCACAGCAGGACGATCCGAAAGTTGAGGTCCCGCCAGGCGTCTACCGCAGCAGCTGCCTCTGCCTCGGTCAGGACCAGACCATAGGTCAGTGCGGTTTGCCGGAAGCGTTCATGGCCCATCGCGAAGCCGCAGGCCAGGACCAGGACCTTCCCCAGGGTGCGGCTCGACGAGCCGATCGCCGCCGCGGTCTTGACGTAGATGTCCTCGCCGCGCCGAAAAACATCAAGCGCGTCGTCCTGTCCGGCGAGCCACGCCAGTACCCGCGCCTCGATCTGCGAGAAGTCGGCGATCACCAGCCGGCCCAGCGGTCCCGCGACGATCGTCGAGCGCAAGCAGCTGGCGACCACCCCCAACGCGCTGTCCTCGAACAGCAGGTCGAGGTCCTCCGGCGGAGCGCCGGCGCGGATCACCCGCAGCGCCGCCGGCACGTCCTTGATCGAGCCGCGGAACAGGTTCTGCGGCTGCACCCGCCGGCCGGCCCAGCGCCCGGTGCGCGAGGCCCCGTAATACTGAAAGGCACCGCGCACCCTTCCGTCGTGGGAGCACGCCGACGCTATGGCGGTCAGCTTGGCCGTGGAGGACCGCGACGCATCGAGACGGGCCTGCAGGGCCGTCCTGGGCGGTCCTGTGAGGGTTGTATCGGCGAGCGCCGCCTGCACCGTGGCACGCTTCAAGTCCTCCATATACTTGCCCTGGGAAATGAGCCACAGGCGCAGCTGCGCCACCTGATTAAGGGACCGGACCAGGCCGTTGGTCAGCCGCACGATGTCCTGGGTCAGCTTGTCCCGGGCGTCGTCGGCCACGAGGGCCAGCTCGTCAACCAGCATCCGGTCGATACCCAGACCGCGCATGTTGATCTGGTGGTCCAGCTCGAACGCCTGACGTTCGCGCGGGGACAGCTCGGGGACCCGCTTGTCCAGCTCGCGCTCGGTCCGCACGTCCTGGGCGCAGTAATCGCACAGCTGCTGGAACCGCTCGGGGTCGGTCTCGTGCCACCATGTCGTCGGGTTGAGCGACCGGGGCCGGGCGAACCTGAGCATCAAGCCGTGCGCGGTGCGGTCTTTTTGTTGGAGGAGCCCGAGGGCGGTCCCTGCCAGGTCCAGCGAGGCCGGGTAGCCCGCCACCAGGGCGCGGGCCATCGTGCAGCTCCACTGACTAAGCTGGATCGGCGGCCAGCCTGCCGGGACCAGCTGGTTGAAATAGATCGCGTGCTCGAAAAGGTAGTTATGGGCGACGATCGTGGCGCCGGCGTTGACGGCCAGGGAGAAGTCCCAGGGCGGCGCTAATCCCGAGACCCCGGGTATCCAGGTTTCGACCGGACGGTCATCTATGGCGTAGCACAGGACCGTGACCCTGGTGTCCGGGTGCTGGGCGTAAGCGTGCGCGCCGGTCTTTCTCAGGTCGGCGGTGGACGAGGTCTCAAGGTCTAAAACCAGGCGCATCACTTAGTGCGGGGGTGAAGGCACTTTTCGATTACGCTGTAAGCCCGCCTGCATCCGATGTTGATAACAAGTCTCCAGAAATATCGCGAGATCAACGCAAGTATGCGCGACAGTCCTGTCGTCTACTGACAGAGCGTGTTGCTTTAATGCAGCAATCTGTTCGGGCCAAAGCCGTGCCTCAAATGCGTTCATCTTGGGGGGAGGCCAGAACGCGCCTGTTTCTTCTGGGTAACCTGGCGCTGACCAGCAACGCCCTAATAGTGGCAACAACTCCTCGTTATCCCTGTTCGGGTCGTGCAACCATGCTTGATACTCCATTGGGATACCCATCGCACGGAACCCTTCTTTTATAAGGAGGGATAGGCAGTGAGCTAATGTCATGCTCAAAGGAGTTTGCTGCTGCATCTTCTCTTGAAGCATCAAAGCCGTAAGGGTCTTGAACGCTTCCAGTAGCTCAAGGTTCGTTGTTGCTGGTTTAGAAAAAGCGGAGCCTTCTACCAGTACGGACTTCCGCGCACGGCGACGTTCATATTGGCGTGTTGTCATCAGGGGCCTCCATGCACGAGTGCCAAAGGTGCTGGTCCCGTTCCGGCATCACCTGACAGTCCAGCATGGTCAGCACCGGGATGCCCTCGGCGGCTGCCCGGCGAACCTCCGGGCAGTCGGCGTGATGGACGGTGACCTCCAGGCCGGGACCACAGACCAGCGAAAGGTCGATCCGGTCAGAACGGGATGTCGTCATCGGCCGCCGCCATGACCGCCGCGCCGGCCCCGGCAAAGGCGTCGAAGTCATCTTTGGCGGCGCGGCGGCCGTCGAGCCGCTCGCCATCGGCGCGGCAGATCTGCAGGTTGTTGAGGGCGAAGTTGACGCCGCGGTTGCCGGCCTGGTGATACCAGAAGGGCTGGACCGTTGCTCGGGCCAATTGCCCGGCCCAGACATCGTCAGCGACCATGATCTCGTTGAGCTGGGCGTCGACCACCCCCGGCCGCGACTTGGTCCACGGCGAGATGAAAATCCCGTTTGGGATATTATAGCCTTTGTATTGCTTCTCGCCGGTCGGGCGGAACGGCGAGCGGACCCCCGCCATAAAGGTGCGGTCGGCGCTCTTGCCGGCGCCGTTGGCTTCGTCGATCGCGGCGGCGGCGGCGCGCCGCAGGGCCATAAAGGCGGGGTCGCGCTGGGCCGCCTCGTCGAACAGCAGGGAGCACTGGTAGACCGGCTCGCCGCCCGGGGCGCGGGGCCGCGGGCTGAACAGCACCGGGAAGGACAGGACCCCGATCGGGGTGCGCAAACTAGCAGCCATGTTCTTCTCCTGAGTTGGTGGGACGAGTTTCGGAGCGGACTTGCGCGGCGCAGCCGGCGTAACCGGCGGCGTCGATGTAATCGTCAGGGTTGAAGGCGCCGGAGTGCCGGCGGGCGATCTTGAACAGCTCCATCAGCTCGGCCACGTCGCCGGCGGTGAACCCGAAAAAGCCGTCATCGGCGCGGCAGCGGATGTCCAGCCAGGCGTTCCATAGATCGGCGATGTTCTTGAAGTTGATCGTCTTGTCCCCGTGGGTTGCCTGCCGGGGACCACCGACCAGGCGGGCGGCCTCTATGCAGACCCACTCCGCGGTCGGCGGGCGGTTGTCCTGGTCACTCATCGGTGAAATCCTCTCGCGCGTTGGTAGAGGTATCGCGCCCGAGCTTGACCCCGGACGAGCGCGCCTCGGCGAGGCTGCGCGCCATGTCCCAGACCCGCTTTCCCTTGCGGGTGCGGTTGAGCTGCTTCTCGATCTGGGCCGGCGAACGCACCCGGGTCTCCCAGACCTCGTCATGGGTGGCGCCCAGCTCCTGGAGCTTCTCGGCGATGTCACTGTCGGGGGCGAGCCACTGGCGGGTGGCGCGGGTCGGGACCAGGCCCCAGCCCGGGATGCGGACCTGGTGTTCGAGCTGATCGACCGCGTGCTCGCGCAGCCGTGTGATCCACAGCTCGGCGCGCTCGGCGACGTCAAGCCAGTGGGCCAGGTCGCCCGGATCGGTAGGCGGATCGTCATCGCCGAACTCTGACTGGGCCGCCTTAACTGCGGCGCCATAAAGCGCCGGGCAGGCGTGGACCACCGGGCAGAACCGACACCAGTCGCCCGGGACGAGGGGGGCATCGTCCCGGGCGCAGTGTGCGACGCCGGGGACCAGGACCTCGTCGACCCACAGCAGGAGGTCGATGACGCTGATCTCCCAGCTCCGCACCGGGGGAACTCCGATAGCGTGCGGCTGCACGACGGTCAGCTTGATCCGCTCGACCTGGTCGCGCGCGGCCTGCGGCAGCAGGTCCAGGACCCCGGCCGCGTAAAACATCAGTTGCGGGTTCTCGACCGGGGTGACCATGACCCCGGCGCCGTTCTTGTAGTCGATGACCTCCAGGACCGGCGAGATCAGCGCCGCGGCATCGACCGTGCCGAACACCGGGACCGGCGGCGGTTCGGGGAAATAGCCGGCCAAATCCACCCGGAACTCGATGTCGACCCAGTCGGCCGAGACCGCCGCGTCGAACAGGTAGTCGAGCATCCGGTTGACGCCGTCGATCAGCTCCCGATCGACCGTGATCGAGTGCCCGTCGCGCTGGTAGGTTTGGCCCAGCTCGCCCACCGGCAGCCGCGAGAAGCCCTGGCTCTTGGTCTGCTGCTCGATGAACTCGTGCGCCAGGGTCCCGGTCGCGGCATAGATCGAAGCCGGACGGTGCGGCGCCGACTGCGAGAGCTTGAAGCTGCCCGGGCAGCTGAGCCAGCGGTGCGCAGAGGACGCACCCAGGAGCGAGTGGGCCGGCTCGGTCATTTGCGGATGCCGGTCTCGACCGCCATCTTCATCACGCGCGCGAAGAACTCGTGGCCCTTCGCGTCGGGCACATCGTAGAACTTGGCGACCTGCCACTCTTTCTGGAGCGCCTTGACCTCGGCGACCTTGCCGGCGGCGTAGACTTCGCGCACCAGGACGAGCCCCTGCTCCTTGGCCTCGGCCGGGGACATGCTGGGGTCGATCAGGCCCAGATCATCGACCTGGTCGCCGGCGCCGTTGGCTTCGGGCGGGGGTTCGGCTGGTCCCAGGACATCTTCGACCGGGGTGGGCGACGTCTTTGCGGCCTTGGCGGCGCGGGCCTTGGCCGCGGCGGCCTGCTGGTTGACCTTCTTCTGCATGTCGGCGGCGGAGGTAGTCTCGGCTGTCTCAGCTGCCGAGATCAAAGCGCCGGTCAGGGCGCCGGTCAGGGCGCTAGTGCCCGGCACGCCCAGTTGTCCCAGCATTGTCAGGAAGAACCCCCGATCGACGGCGTCGGTCAGGTCGAAGTTGATAGTCGCCTGCATCATTTCTCTCCTTGGAGTTCGGCAATTTCGGAAGCCTTGCGGCGGAAGACCTGCATGATCCGCTCGTCGAGCGTGTTGGGCAGGTAGAGGAAGCTGGCCAGGACGCTGTCGCGCTGGCCCAGCCGGTGCGCCCGGCAGATCGCCTGGACGTTCTCGCCGGGGACCCAGCTGGGCTCGACGATCGCGACCTCGCTGGCGGCGGTCAGGGTGATCGCGGTCCCGGCAGCAAGGATCTGGCCGATAAAGACCCCGACCTGCGGGTCTGTCTGAAAGGTTTCGACCGCCAAGGCCCGCGCCTGGGGCGGCGTGTCGCCGGTGACGACCTCCGGATTGAACTCCAGGAGGCCCTCCCGGAGGGCTTCGATGACTGAGCGGTGCCAGGCGAAGATCAGGAGCTTCTCGGTGCTCTCCATCCGTTCCTGGACCCACAGGCAGGTCGACGGGACCTTGAGTTCGCCTAGCTCGCGCCGCATCGTCGCGACCTTGGCCTCGGGGTTGCGCATCGCGGCGAGCAGATGCTCGTCACCGCTCTCGACCCAGCCGAGCTTAGCCACCACGGTCCGGCTCTCGAAGCTCAGCCTGTCCCGCCAATGCGGGACCGGAGCGAGCGGGATGTCCTGCAGCTGGAGCGGCGGCAGCTCGTCGAGGACCTCGTCCTTGCGGCGACGCAGGATCACCGGGCCGAGCGCCTGGCGGAGAGCGTCCTGGTTCTTCGAGCCGATCACCTGGCGGCCGAAGACGGTGTCCCGGTAGCGGGTGAAGCGTTCCTCGAACTGGTCCTGGGACAGCCGCCGCTCGAACACCCCGGGCCAGAAAGTCCGGTAGTGCTGCCACAGCTCGCCGGCGTGGTTGGGGGTCGGGGTCCCGGTCATTAACAAGACCTTGCCGGCCGACGACTGGACGCCTTCGTCCGAACCGCGCTTGCCATAAACGGCGTAGGTCCGGTTGGACGGGTTCTTGAGGTAGTGGGCCTCGTCGATCACCAGGAGGTCCCAGGACCGGCCCTGCAGCTGGGACGCGACGTTCGAGCTGGAGTTGGACAACTCGTCGTAGCCGACGATCAGAAAGATCGGGTCCGCCGATGCCAGCCTCTCCGGGCGGAGCTTCGCGCCGGGCTCCAGGAGGACCACCCAGCGGGACCAGCCCGGGAACCATTTGATGATCTCGTGCAGCCAGACGCGCCGCGCCCCGGCGGGACAAATCACCAGGATGCTGGCGGCGGTGAGGTCGACGGCGACTTGCAGGGCCTGGAGGGTTTTACCGAGACCGGCTTCGTCGGCCAGCAGGACAGCTTTGTTGTCCTCCTGAAACCGCCGGATGATCCAGTCTACGCCTTGGTCTTGATAGTCGCGAAGTTGTGGTGCCGGTGTGTCGGACAAAAAAGCCCCCTCCCAACAAGCTGTTGATTTCTCAACAGTCCTTTGGTTTGACCGGGGCTAATTTGGAGCGTTGTCGCGCGGCGTGTCAAGAGACAAAAGACAACACGGGACAACAGGACTACACAGCCAACAAAATCAGCCAGATGATAAGCGCCCAGAGCCCCAGGCTGACCGCGAGAGCCGGTAACCAGGTCCACGTCATGCGTGTTGCTGGGCGCCGAACAACGCGATCAGCGCCGCCTCGGCCCGGCCGTGATCCTTCTTAAGATCAAAGCGGTTCGCCAGCTCGGGGAACTGCCGGCTGGCGATGATGCGGGCCTCGTCCTTGGACGAGCCCAACCGAAAGTGACGCTTCCACTCGTTGGGGGTCACCAGGTTGGTCGGCACTTTCAGGGCCACCAGGATGCCGCGGACGATCCCGTAGCTGACGCCAAAGCTGAAGGCGCTGGTGACCCCCTGCTTGGGCATCGCGTGGACCCGCTCGATCCACGCAACATCGGGCTGGAAGCTCCGCAGGATGCCGGCCAGGGCGGCTTCGTTGACCTGTCGCCGCCCGTTGACGACACCGCTGGGCATATCCCCGACCAGGAGCAAGTCCAGCTCGCTCTCGTACAAGGCAAAGGCGCCGGTGGCGCCGGGGTCAACCCCCAGGACGTTCATCCCAGTCCTTGCTCGATGTTGTCCGCGAGATGGCGCAGCAGGGCCGGCAAGGCCGGGAGGAAATCGGCCGCGGCCTGCACCGAGAAGCCGCTGCCCTTGCTCCCGCTGACAACGATCACGACAACCGCTGTCGCGTCGGCGCTTTCGCGGACATAGGTGGCAAGGTCGTCGTACTTTCCGGGACCCTTAGCCACGGGACAAGATGGTCCACCAAAGCGACCCCAGGTTCAGCAGGAAGGCCACCATAAACCACAGGATCACGGTCATCATGCGCGACTGGTTCCGCGCCAGCCGCTCCTGGTTGCGGGCGATCGAACTCATACAGTGCCAAATGTCCAGGTGCGGGTTCCAGCCCGGCACCCAGTCTGCCTGAGCTTTCTTCTCGTCGGTTTCCAGGTCCTTGCGGCGCGACAGCGGGAACATCAGCGGTCCCTTCTAGTTTGGTTTGGGCGGTTTCACTTGCATGTCGGGGTCGAGGCGGCGGCACAGCTCGGGGTCGCGGAACCACCCCGGCAGACTGAAACAGGCGGCGCAGGTGTTGGGGTGCGTCCGCTGGATGAAGTCGTTGCCGAGCGAGATGATGTGCCGGCCGCACTCGACGCAGTCGAACTCGATCATGGTTTTGCCCTCTCCACCCACTCGCGCTCCATCCCCAGGGCGCGGCCGACCCAGACGATCGAGTGGTTGCGCGGGTGCTTGACCTTGCCTTCGAGCCACCGCCACAGGGTGAGGTAGTTCATGCGGACCTGGCCATCGGAGAGCCGCTCGATGTCGTCGACGATCTCGGCCGGGGACAAGCCGGAGTTCAGGATGTGCTCGCAGATATAGGCAAGATCCGGGTCGACCTCGTCCTGGAAGCGATAGTAGCTGGTCCTCTCGACCACGCGAAGGTTGGGGCGGCGCATGGGGGTGCTCCTCGGGGGTGTGTCGGGGGCTTTAG